TCTTGGTCCACGGGTTCTGGTGGTTTAACCTCAGACTGTCGAGTTATTAATAACCCGCCATCTTTATATGACTGCACCAAAGGATCATCTAGTCTATGGTATCCGTATAACTTTTCATTATCAGGCACATCCGTGTCTAAAAGTCCAGAGTGATGTGCAACTTCTATCTTTATTCCCCTAGAAACCGCAGTGGCGCACCAAAACTCAGTGCAAGCTCGCCCTGCCTCTGCCATACTTACGTTCCTATAGGTGTAGTCTAACCCGTATAAACAAAGCTTTGTTGCCCCATAATAAATCGCGTATGCAATTGCATACGGAACAGTGTTATTAAAATAACAGACCTTTAATTCTTTAAGTACAGCTTCTAATGGATATTCTTCCAAATGCTCTACACGCTTATCTAATTGACACGTCAATATGGGGTTGGTGTTCTTTTTCAGAAACTCCCTAGCAATTCCTGTTTGAGATCCTGCATCTTCGGAATCTAAAAACCTTGATACGGGATCCATCATTATAGTCTTATCAACGTGAATTATACCGCCAACGCAATTAATTCCCCATACTTCGTCAAAAGTTTCCGAACGGATCCGAGCAGCTATGTAATCCGAGTAGCTTCCCCCCAAGCCAACAATAGCTATCTTCATGATCTTCGCCTTTCTGGAAGACCTCTCCGATAAGCGTCTGAATTCTCCCTTGCTTCGGCGAAGTCTTTCAGCCTAGCAATAGACTCTTGGTATCGTGATTCGTATAGCTGCATCAGATCGGGCTCACCTTTCATATAAAGATTTGCTTCAACCAAAGATCCAAACAACATTGCATTCGGCGCGTTCACACTCAACCAGGTTGTGCCGTTATCACCCACACTCACCAAGCTCTGAGGGCGATAAAAATAATGTAGTTCCATTGTATAATCCACATCGGGTACAGGAGCGAGTATGAAATTGTCTGTATCAAACAGCGCGTAGTACAATGGAGCACCCGTCTGCAAACGAGCAGCATCTTGGTCTGTGGGATCTGGAGTGTATGTTTGAATAAAGTTCACATCTTTCTGTAACAGAAAGACTTTGGGTGTAATGCCTGCGACTATCTGAGCCCCATCGTATCTTGCAGACAGACTAAATGAAGAGAGGTAGTCTGACGGAACAGCTAGATAAGGACTAAATTGTTGCACAGTACCAGATACGTTCTTGCGGAAGTCTTCCAGATCGGCTGCTTTTAACAGTCGTTCTTCTACTGTTTGAATGAAGGTCGGAATATTTGCAACGAAACTAGTCTCGACGTTGTCTGTATAGTTTTGAATTGCTGTTGTTAAAGTCGCAAGTGTAAAGCTCATGATGTCACCACTGTTACGTTTCCTAGTTCCCCGATACCAGGCAGATCATTAGGGGTTAACCCATTGTTATTATACATTCCTACAGGATTCCACCCCCATTGGATACTTCTTTCTTGGGTTAAATTAGTTTCTGGTCTGGGGTTCCTCAATGCTTGAGGATCGGGAGATATCTTCGGAGCTTTCAATTGAGGTTGTTTTTCTTCCCATTCATCTGGGCCCACTAAAGCACCAGTCCATTCCTTTCGCATATCCCGGAGTCTATACCGAAACCCTGATCTATCTGAAATCCCCCAGGCTTTGTCGTCGCTCGCAAATGCCATTATCTAACCCTTAAATAACTGCCGCTTGGTCTCAATGGAAGATCCAAGAAGTCCTGATCCATATCAGATGCTCTTGCGAATTCCTCTTCATACACAGACTTCAACATCTGCATTCTGTCTGGAGCCCTTTTCATAGCCATATAATAGGCCAGTCCCGCGACTAGACAAGGATAAAAACGCAAGGGTGCTTCCACATTATTGTATAAATAATCCGCATCTTCCATTTGCTGAATGTAATAATATGTTAAGACATCCGTTGAGTTCTCTGGAGTTGCCCAAAGATTTATAACTGGAGCGATCTGTCGGTCAAAGTAATACTGACTAGGCCTTCCTTGAGTCGTCTTCTTAGGTATACTGACATAGTTGGCTCGACTAATTCGGTCCATCTCATAGTCCGTACCATCTCTGGTAAGGACTATTTGCAACATGGAAACAACTTTTCTAGTCAAAGTATAGGCCGAAGTACCCTGTGTCAAAGCTTGGGTGTCGGACTTAACAGTCCAGAGATCCACACCCCTGTTAGACCATTCAGCGAACATTAAGTTTAAAGACCTACGCGCTGTTTGTGCGTCATACCCAGTTCTAACTTCCAGCCCACACCGTTCGTAGGCTTCTTCTATAATCTCTGCAATATTAAGATCGAAGTCTCTAGTTGACGACGTTGACATAATGTACCCTCTCTAGCTTAAGATTGCCCAAAATCGTTTCTAACATTGCATGGTTGTTATCCACTTGAGAACGCATAACCTCTGTGTTTTTATCCACATTTATTAAGGTCTGAGTAACCCAAGTAGACCAGGCACCAGAAATGGTTAAGATGGCTCCAACGCCAGCGGCAATAAGAATTAGCTTTACCTGACTGTCCATCAATAACATCTCCACCGTTTACGAGCTTGCCTTAAGCGGCTATTTGGGTCTTTTGCCGCTTTAGGGAAGTCTTTCATCTGTCCTGCGGATCGCGCACAATACGACTTGCGTCTCTTGGCATCTTTGCTTCCCGCCTTAACTTTACCTGTAACCGCAGTTTTTAATTTAGATCCAGGGTTCTTGTTTCGATACGCTTTAACACCAGCTTCAGTCATTCCCGCACCACTTTCAGTGGAACGGAAATTCTTTTTGTTACGAGCGGGCATGTTACCTTTAGTAGAAGCCATGTTAAAACCTATGCGTGGTAAAACATCATCATGTCAGTGATAGGAACGGCCCAAGTAACATAACACCCGTCTGGATACAAAACGCCCTCATCTGGAACCCAAGCATCTTCTGTTGTGTTGTCTGTTCCAAGCGTTCTCGCCTGCATTTTAACAGTACCTGTTGCACTTCCGTTTCTCATTGAAACAATTCCCGCTGTTCCACCAGACACAATGGAGAACCCTCTAAGTCGAGTTCGGCCTGCAAAAACAACCCCTAAAGCATTGGCGTTTATCCCAGCGGTACAGTTTCCAGCAGGATCTCCAACAGCAGTTATACTAGCAATAGTTTTGAAATAACCTGAACTTGTTGCAGTAGCTGCCGCGTCAGCACCCGTAAGTGATTCCGTTAAAGAGTCGCCATTTACATCTGTTCCGACTATCGTGAACGATATCGCCGTATCATCAGCAGAGGATAGAATTGTTACTTGACGACCAGAAGAGAGCGATACACTTCCGCCAGAAGCCAATGCCCCGTTAATAGTTAATGCCGCGTTGTTTCCAACCGCCGCTACAGTAGATATCCCATCTGCATCTAAGGCCACTTCGTCGCTGACGATGACTGGGGTTACGTCTGATCCTGCCATTTTAATTTCCTTTAGATTGTGGGCGGGGCGTTAACCCCGCCAGATTAATTAGGAAGTAGCAAAGACCGAAGTACCAGCCGCAGCCGCAGTACCTGAAGACGTCATGCGTGCTTCTGCACGCCACGCTGTTCCGTTAAAGGTAAAGACGATACGACTTCCAATACCTGGACCCGCGTTAGTCAAGCCGACTGCATTATAGAAATCATGGCTAGTGCCGTCCGCCAAGGACACGGCGAGAACATTCGCTAGTACAGTAGTATTTGTGTACCCCGCAGAGTTTGCCTCAAAGAACTCGCCCGCAGTACCGAACTTCATTGTCGCTCCGTTAGCCACAACCACGTTGAAATCAACAACAATTGCGTCGCCTTCTTCACTGGAGGCTGCGGCTGGCAAAGTTGCCGTAATAGCCGCACCATCCGCTGGCGTGAGATAGTGAGTGTTTTTCACCATAGCAGCCGCGAAGGCGTTTGCCATTTGTGTAATAGTACCTGTTGGTGCAACTATACCAGTAGCGTTGGAAATGCCTGCGGATACGTTAGCAGATGTAGAATAAGTTGAATTTGTTGTTACAGTACCAGTGGTGGCCGCAATAGAAATGTCTTGAAAGCCGTTTTGGGAACGAACTGGTCCGTTAAAAGTTGTATTAGCCATTTGAATCTCCTTGTCGTGGCAAATGTCAGCCGCACAATGCGACTGTCAAGGTAGTTTTAGATTACACTACACTCTCACAAAAAGAAAGAGTGTAAAAGTTGA